AGGATTTTGGATAGGTTCATTTTTTATTCCCTATTTTTTTAAAAAAATTAATTACATCAAAAAATATGTTATACAAAATGTAAAAAACAATCCATAACACGCCAATTGCTATGAAGCCGCCAAAAAAATACATGGCGACTACATCTTGAATTGTGTATACAAACATTATTTACTCTCCTTTGCCATTTCGGCTGCGATTGCGGCGCGTGGTGTTGGGTAAACATTCTCACAAATATAGCCATCTTCATGCTTAACGCAATAATCCCCCACATACCCATCTTCAATTACTGACGCGCACTTTTTAAACATCCAGTCCAACATCTCGCTATCGGTTGGTGTGTGTTGTGTATCGCTCATTGTGCTTAATCTCCAAATGTTTTTTGATAAAATCGTCAATGTAGCCATTCGGTCTTATTTGTCCGATAAGTGCATCTATAGCCAAGGAAGGATTTATATCCTTGCTTATCCTAGAGTATTGGTAAAGGCGCTTCCACCGCGCCTTTTATGACAACATATCAACGCCCAAGAAAACTTTTGATAATTTCGGCTTGCTTTGCCCTTGCTGCGAGCTTTGCTGCGAGCTTTGCTGCGGCCCATGCTGCGGCCCATGCTGCGCTCTGTGCTGCGGCCCATGCTGCGCGCTGTGCTGCGTCCTCTGCTGCGTGGTGTGCTGCGTCCTCTGCTGCGTGGTGTGCTGCGGCAAATGCTGCGTGCGGTGCTGCGCGCTTTGCTGCGGCCCATGCTGCGGTCCATGCTGCGCTCTGTGCTGCGGCAAGCTCTTCCTCTGTCGCCTCACCATTCGCAAAGCGCTCTGCAACATCAAGTGCATTTAAACTGATCGGGTCAGTTATTAGATACTGAACTTCACGCACAAATTTAACCGCCATTAAACGAGCTACTTTGTCACATTTTTGTGTCGTTGCACATAGCGCCCACAAGCAGTCATCTACTCCGTTTGATTCAAGAATATCAAGAATATTGATTTCTTCTTTGTGATCAAATCGGATATAGCTACACCTATCGTCGTCTTTTTCTGTAAATGGTAAGTTTTGCAGCGAGCGGACAACTTTGTTATATCCATCGCAGCAAGCGCCAGCTTTGCGTAATTGTTTTAGCGTGGTGGTTAAAATAAATCGTTCTTGTTTTGCTGGGATGATTGCTTCGATTTGGCTAATCATTTTGAAACTCCGTTACGTTGCGTTGTTTGATTCGATGTAGTGATTATAACTAAGTGTATAAAATTATGCAAGCACTATCTTTGCATTTAGTTGTTATAATGATAAAAATTATCCGAGGTTGACAGAATGAATTTAATGATGACGATAAATAACGCTGTGTCTATGGCTCGCCAAGCATTCGCAGGTGGCATGTCGCTAGACAGCAAGCGGCCTGATGCGTGGTGTACCTATGGCTACCCGACTGAGATTAGTTTCGAGGAGTTTAAGACAGCATACGAACGCACGGGCGCGGGGCATGGTGCGGTAGAGCGTATCTTAGGCAAATGCTGGGAGAAAGTGCCACGAATTAAACTTGATGATGGTAAGGATAACGAATCAACATGGGAAAAACAGGTAGGTGTATTCTTTCAAGAAAAGAAAACGAATGTATGGAATAAAATTATCGAGCTAGACCGCCGTGGCTTGGTGGGCTATTACTCGGCTATCATTTATCAAGTAGCTGATAACAAGCGATGGGATCAACCGCTTGAAACCGCCCAGCGTCTAGTAAAGATCATTCCTTGCTGGGAAAATGAGATTAAGGCCAGCGCTTGGGATATGGATCAATCATCAGAACGATATGGCGAGCCTACCATGTGGAGCTACACCGAGAACAGGCCATTTGCTCAGGATAAGCAGCCGGTTACACAGGTGCAGATCCACTGGACACGAGTTCAAGAGATGCGGACTGTTCCACTACTAAAGGCCGGTTTTAATCACCTTCTTGATATGTGCAAGGTTTCCGGTGGTAGTGGCGAGTCATTCCTAAAGAATAGCGCACGCACGGTCTCTGTGGAGTTTGATAAAGATGCAGATCCGACAGTAAAGGGTGTCGATGGGGAAGAGCCAGTCAGCCTAAAGGACGCTCTAAATAAGCAGATCCAAGCGCTTAATACCAATCAAGATGCGGCCATTGTTCTGCAAGGTGCAAAGGTAACTACACTACAAACGACCATTGCAGATCCCACTGGACCTTGGTCTGTGCCTGCTAATGAGTTTGCGGCTTCTGTTCAATTGCCATTTACCGTTCTATTCGGACAGCAAACAGGACGACTAGCATCAGATCAAGACAAGGTAGACACGGCCAATCGTTGTGGATCACGCCGTTTAACTGAATGCGAGCCTATGCTAACTGAGTTTATTCGTCGCATGCAGAGCGCCAATCTATTGCCAGCTGGTGAGTTCAAGATTGAATGGTCTGATTTACTTGAGCCAAGCGACAAAGATCGGCTAGAGAAGACCAAGATCATGGCCGATACAAATAAAGTTACGTTTGAATCAGGAGCAGAGCCAGTTTATACGCAAGAGGAGATGCGATTGATGGCTGATTATGATCCGATGGAGATTGAGAGGCCGGTGGTGGATGTGCCGCCAGAAACGATGGGAAAAGACAAAGTAGAGATGTAAAAAAAGCCCCGTCATGGGGCTTTTTGTTAATATTCCAATCGAAAACCGTATGGATTCAATATTTGATTCAGAATTCCAAGCAATTCATTTTTTCTATTTGCTAATGCCAATCCATCTGCATTTACTTGTGCTAGTTCTTTAAGTAACTGCTCGATAGTCTGCTGTTGTGGTGCTGGATCTTCTTCAATAATATCGAACTCGTGACTGGCAAACCAATAAACACCTTCATTTGAAATCATTGAACATACAACGCCAAACTCGGAATCTTTTACATACACACCACCTTTCTCTTTATCTTTTTCAGCATAAACGTCCACAGGGAATTTAATTGCTTGAAGATCGGCAAAACAACCATGACATTTAATACGCACCTTAACCAATTTTTCTTTGTTCATTTTGTTTATCCAATAACAACAGGCCGCATAACTAGTGAATTGCGCCAGTCGCATGAGCCATGGGTGAATGATGAAAAAATACTAGGGTCTACTACAAATCCTTCCTTGTCTCTATGCCACCATCCAGAAGACTTAACTGGCTCGCCATGGAATAACCTACTACCACCATCGTCATCGGTTGCCATCGCCACAAAATCATCACGCACATGCCCCCAATCAATCCACGGCTTGGATTTGATGCGGTATTGGAACATAGGATAAAAATCAGGATCTTCGTCATCCATCCATGCCGACTTGAATGCTTTTATTAAAATCTGAACCTCCGGCCTACCCATCCGCTCCCACTCTGCGACAAGCCATGTGTGGTCGTATTTTTTCATTTTCCATTCCTTAGCTTAGACAGTGATCTAGTAAGATCCATTGATGCACGATTAACTGAACCCTGTTCTTTTGGGAAGATATAAATATCAACATCCATTCTGCCGTATTTAGGATGATGGCAATCTGAAACTTCAATTAAAAATTCTGCTTTCTTAATGAATCGCTTAGCTTCATTAACTGCGTCTAATAGGTTGCTTGGTGTCATTTAAATTTATCTCCAAATATCAAAAAAATACGTTTTTACATCAAGCATAACTCGGTAAATAAACTTGTCTATTCCAAGTAATACCAATGCAATACCAGAAATCATGCCAAACATTAAATATAGTGCAGACACTATGTCATCGCTCATTTCATCTTCTCCCATTTAACTTTATCAGCAGCACTACCGCGACAACTTAAACATAATCCATCGTACTCACTGCCGTATCCTTTGCCGCATCTACAAATAGGCTCATTAGTTCTTGAGCTGCGCTTCCATAGATGCTTAGGCAATGGCTCCTTTACGTTTCTATTGCTTGTTTTTGTGGTTGTGTAGTAGCTCATTTCTGCTCCTTCACATCATCAACAAAAACTTTCAATAAAATATCAAGAGATTCTTCTCTAATACGCTTCCAATATGGCCTTTGTTCTTCTTCCCACATTAATGCAAAGTTCCATAGAGCTTGTGTGTTTGTGTATGGTACGCGGTAGTACGTGTATCCGTTTTTGTTTTTGATAGTGTCCACCTTCTAACCCCGTTAAGTTGTTGGTATGCGCTTAAATATTGAAATAAGCAGCGCTTGCTGATTTATCTTTAAAAACAGGTAAGTGTTTTACGTCTTCAAAAGGAACAATGCCGCCCTCACCTTCGCCTTTATAGTTGCAAAGATCGCAAACTAGAGTATTTTGATCAAAATCCAATGTTTTTGCTAATTCTTCGACTTGGTTATCATAGGCTTCAAATTCTGCCTCTCCTTCATAATAGGAATTATCATCATCATAATCACAACAAAAAACCGGCTCTTTGATTCCTTGTTCAGCCAATAAACTGCGAGCCTTTGCCTTTTTTACGTCTTGAATTACATAAGGAAGGCAACTGGCCTCTACATTAGACAACAAGAAAGGTTCGCTACGAAAGTACGCAGCATACATAGCATGAGCACGGGCAAAGTCTTGCTCACGGTTTGGCGCAGCGTTTGCAAGGGCTTGGGATAGGATTGAAAGTGTGTTCATGATTTTGCTCTGCTTCGTTGTTTGATATGCCTGCATTATTAACTAACGCATAAAACTATGCAAGCACTAAATCACAAATCAATATTTAAATTTTTAGCGACTATAAAATACACTGCTTTCCTCTTCATGCTCTTAGTTGGTTCTGCGTAGATCATCTTACGAAGCAGCCCAAGCGTCTTGTATTTTTCCCGCCACTCACCTTTTTTTATGTTGTGAAGTGTTTCTATTTGTTGCTTAGAATATGGCCCTAGAATAATTTCACTCATTTTTTACCGTCCTTACTTTCTCTAGTGTTTTTGAATGGTCGCAGTTGAAAGATGTTTTCCAAAATGTGACGCATTCATCCTGATAATCTGGATATTTCGCCATCTTCTTGAGAAACGTCTCTGCCTCCTGCTTTGTTGGTTGTCTTATCTTCATGTATAGAATAATACGCAATCATTTGTTATAATACAAATATTATTTAAGGATCATCATGAAAAACCCAATAATCCCACGCAGCAAGACAGATCCGGTAGGTGCAAATCGTATCTTAACCAAGGCACTAAAAGAGATTGACGCACGCTTTAAAGGCGCTGAGAGCGATTTGCTAGCTGCATTCAATGCAATACCAGTCTATGCATTTAACGATCTGGCAGAGGTGGCTTATGGCCTATCTAATGCTGATCGCTTAGCACTTGCTGAGACAACGCAGCGTATTCTTGATAAGTGGCTAGTAGATGGAAAATCACCCGATGACTTTTTCTATGCAACGTTCAGCGAGCAGGCAGTAAAGAAAGCAACGGCTATCGCATACACGAACATAGCCGCCGTTAGTGCCACCTACGCCGCTGCTAAGTCGCTTTCTAATATCATTCATAGCCAACCATATCAAAACGCGATCGCGACAGCTCAGTTTAAGAGTTATTCTCACTGGGTTGGTCTTAGCGCACAAACTAAAGCGGATTTGATGCAAGTGATCGCTCAAGCAGTAGCAAGCGGGAATAATCCTAAGAGTGTCGTAACAGAAATAAGCGATAGGTTAGGAGTTAGCAGAAGTAAAGCGCGTCAATATGCGCAAACCGAAATAACTGATACTTTGCGACAGACGACGATAAACGAGGACGCCAGGGTAGAAAAAGAATACGGCATAAAAACGGGCCTACTCCACACTTCGGCATTTCTTCCAACAACTAGGCCAACACATGCGGCTAGATCTGGGAAGGTGTACACAAGGGAGCAGGTGGAAGAATTCTATAGCCAAATAAAAAACAAGGCGAATTGCCACTGTGGGATTACTACTGTGCTATTAGATGAAAACGGAAAACCATTATTAACAAAAAACCTAACTGAAAGAATGGAGGAAGAAAGAAAAAAATGGGAAGATAAATACGGTGAATAGCAAAAAAGCCCACTGTATGTGGGCTTTTTTATTAGTAATGAGTTGTTTCTATGTCGATATCCAAATCACCCTGTACCTTGTCTGCAATCCTATTCAGTGCCGCAACCAGCCTTTCGTCATTCTCTTCCTTAGCAGCATCCCTGATGATTGCTATCTTTGCACGCTGCCATGCTTGATGGGCTTGGTGTGGGCAGTCAAAACAACCAAGGTGTGTAACTTTAGAGTTTATATTTACCTGAGATTTTAGCTTTCTCTTTGATTTATTAAAATACAAACCAATTGGGTATTCTCCTCTTCTTGAGGCATGGAATATAGTTAAACTATTTATTTTTTGAGAAACAAAAATGCACGTATCAGGCCCATAAACTTTGTTGCCACTAACCAATAGATCCTTATCTAGCTCTTTCGCTTCCCAGTCCTGAGTCTCCATCCATGCTTTAAATTTACTAAAAGTTAGCCATTCATCACAAACGGTGCATCCAACATAGGTTGGAAATCTTGTTTGATATCTTTCCGAATAACATCTTTTTAGCATGTCGTACCACTTTGAATATATTTTGCATCTAACGCGAGTATTTCCTACCATTGGTCGAAGTGAATAGTCAGCGTCATTAGTTCCTATGCCATAAATAAGCTTTTTCATAATGTACCACCCATAAAAAAGGGTTTCACCTGACGAGTCTCCCGAAGGAGTTGGCAGAATCGGAACAGCACCGACCACCCGTCATGTGAAACCCTACTGTTTTTAGTCCCTGCCAAGGGATAAACATATGTTAGTATACACAAACAGCTAAGTCAAGCTTATAAAGAAAGTAAGAATTTAATGTAAGTTTTACTTTTTATCACGACACTAAATAGCCTAAAAAAACACCTTGTGACGCTTAAGGATGTAGATATAAAAACTATCTCTCGCGCTTAAGCGTCACATATTTATTTTTATATTTTTCACACTTGTAAGAAAATAAATGTTGTATATTTTTGTACGATGATTTAAGATGCAGTCATCAACAAACAAGGAGCGGGAAAATGATTGCATACAATGAGGCGCTAGAGTTAGCAGATAAAGCGATAGAAACCAATGGCGGCTATGAATCAGCTAAAATTATTGCGTTTTCTTCTGCATGGCATAGTCAGGATGAAAATATTAAAGTGCTGCTTGATGTTCTTGAAGATTTAAACTACGCGATTTCTACGTGTGAAGATGTATCGTCAGATTTGCTAGACCGTGCCGACGAGGTGATTAAGGAATACCGGAGCAATGTGTGATGAAAATGTACTATGCAAACGCATACACACTAACAATCGAAGAGCGAGAAGTAGTTAGACAGCCAGAAAGAGAGCCGGAAGGATTTGGGTTAAGGGCGATTGATCCATTTTTCAATGCTTGGTTTGAAGATCGTAATGCAGCTAAGGATCATTTGATTGAGCATGTAAATAGAGAAGTAAATAGATGCAGGATGGCGCTTATGGTTGCAAACGAAGGAATGGTAAAGGTAACTCTTCTATGAAATCCAAAACAGTAAACACACACGTTAAACCTCATTACTACATCAAAGATGGCTATGTTTGCAGAGCATGGCGTGGTCAAGTTAAATTCCTTCATAAGGTGGGTTGATCATGACTCTACTAATCGCACTATTCGTATTTTTTCTTTACATGTTTCCAACAATTGCAGCAGCACGATGCGACAACAAAAACACTCAAGCTATTAGCGTGTTGAATATTTTACTTGGCTGGACTTTCATCG